AAAGGACAGTTTGTTATATAATAAAAGTAAAAGTTAAAGTATACCCGACCGCGTACTCGCAATCCTTTAAAGTATACTATAGTATTATTATAACATATATTGAAGCAAAAGTCAAGAACTATTTTATCTTTTTTTACCTTTGTGCAAACCATGCTTAGCGTGTTGCTTTCCTTTAGCCGTGGCTTGTCTTTTCTTCTTGTTAGCCGCCGCGAGCTTCTTCTTGCCTGCCGCAGTGGACTTTAGCTTTGCTATTGTCTTCTTAGGGGCGTATACCTCACCAGTCTCCGAGGACTTTTTACCACTAGCTGTAGTCCACTTCTGGTCAGTCCACTTCTTCAAAGACTTCTGTGTCTTCTTAAGTGCCATTACTTATATCCTCCACCCTTAGCCTTATACTCCTTGGCTAACATCTGTGCCTTCCGTGCAGACCATTGCCCTGCCTTACCACCCTTAGTACCTGCCTTAATCCTGTTAAAGAGGTTCTTACGCATGGTAGGCTTGGTGTAGTTACCTGCTGAGTTGACTGTGGATTTCTTTTTAGTAGCCACTACTGCGTACCTTCATAGTGTTTTTCTTTTTGTTCTTACCTGCACGTCCACCACGCTTAGGTTTAGCAGGTGCTTTTGACTTGCTACAACATTTACCTTTCTTCATCATAACTATTTCCTCTTAGACTTAGCGCCAGAGCATTTCCAACGCTTACGTGATAAGTTGTTAGGTGTGTTAGGGTCGTTCTGCTTCTTCTTAGGTAAGCCTTTCTTAATGCCTAAGCTACGAGCGCAATAGCTGTCGCCTTTGGAAGTGCCGGGTTTTACCCTAGCACCTCCGCCTTTGGCTTTGCCTGCCTGTCCGTAGCTTACCTTCTTACCGGATGAAGTAATCTTAACCTTTGCCTTTCCCTTTCTTGGTGTTGCCACTAGGAGCCTCCTTCGTGTTGACTTTTTCTTCCAACTTGTCTACTCTTTTGTTGACTTCTCTAAATGCTTCGTTAATCTGCTCTAAAGCGTCCTCAAACATCTTACTTGTTAAAATCATTGTAACGGTAATCCTTGTGGTTGTGGCATAGCTTGTGGTTCAGCCTGCGGTGTTGGTGTAGCTTCTACGTTGCCTTCCTTTACGGCAACCTCACGCTCCTTCAGGAGTTGCTTAGAGATTTCAAGGCGCTTCTGGAACTCCTTGTCGTCTGCATCACCTGCCTGTAGGTTAGCTGTTACAGCACGTATACGGTCAATCTCAAGCTCCTGCGGTACAGCCTGTGCTTCAGCCATAGCCTTCATAGCGCGAGCCTCAGACTCTTGCGCCTGTCCATTGAGAGCGTTAGTCTGTGATGCTTGGAACTGCAACTGAGCTTGCTGTGCCGCTTGCTGTGCCTGCTGTGCTTCTGGGTTAGGCTGATTAGCTTGGTCAAGTTTAGCGATAAGCTCTTCACGGTTAGACAAGTTCATGTTGTCAACGATTGACTTAACCAACTCAGGGTACATTGGTGTGTCAGGTGACATAGTCTGTAGTAACTGTACAAGCTGTGTAACTTCATACTCACGAGCAATAATACCTAGAGAGCTAGTTACGTCAAACTTATAGTCAGCTACTGGGTATGTCTCAGGCTCAAACTGCATATAGCGATGTGCGGCCTTAGTCACTAGCGGAATGATGAACGACTCTTGGAAGTTAATCAATGTACGCTTATGACGCTTAATAATAGCACCGAGGCTCATAGAGATGCCTGCGGCTGTGCTTTCGCCGTTAATGCTACCTGCGATACCTGCTGAGTCAATAGCGCCTGTGGCGGTCTGTACCATCTGCTGTAAGGCACCTGCCTGAGCAAAGGTAATCTGATTGACCTGACCAAAGTTAAACGGCTGTAGTACTTCCGCAGGATTACCGTTAGTAAGAATAACCTTACCTGCGCGAATCTCAGGCTTAGAGCCTCTAGGCATACGAGAAGCGTCCATTGCAAGCATAGGGTGTACAGTTAGTGCTAGAGCGTCGATGCGAGCGCGTAGTTCTGCGTCTAACGCCTTCTGAGAGTTGTACCCTTTCTCACATACTCCTCTACCCCAAAAACGGCTAGGAACGACATCCCAAGGGAATGCGATGATTGGACGGTCACCCATCATGTAAGGGTTCTTCTCAGCCTTAAGCAGTGTACCACCGTCAGCGATAACAACAATAGCCTCTACATAGTAGCTGTCGTCTTCTTCCTCGTCATCACTTAGCTCTACTACTTCTTCCTCAGCGTCTGGGTCAGACATAGCTTCGTCTAGCAGATAGCGAGGTACAAGGCCGTAGTACTTAGTAAGACGCACTTTATCGTCGTCATAGGTAGACGTAAGCTCATGGTCAGGCTCAATGTCAAAGTCTGGAGCCGCAGTACCTACGTCAGCCTCACGATAGACACCTTGTTCCTGTAGTTCCTGTACTTGGTGTAGTGATACGAACTCATCCACAGCAACACCTAGCGCATTCTCAATGGAAGTCGCTACAGGGTCGATAAGGAAGTTCTGAGGCATTACAGGGTTTAGCTTAACGCAAGTCTTATCCCTAACAGTAACACCAACAGCGGTCAACTCACCGCCCATAACAGGCTGTGTAGCCGGAGCCATCTCTTTTTCGGTAGTTAGTTCTATTTCAGCAATACCAGTACCGAATACAGCGGCGTTAATAAGACACTCAGCTACATTCTTACGGATTTTGTTGCGACCGAAGTCAGAAACTAGGTTTTCACGCAGTAAAGCTACGTCAGCGTTGTCTGGGTCGCCAATATCGTCCTTAATGTCGAACCATTTGCCACGACCGAAGGTAGCTTCCTCTAGTTCAGCCACGGAGGACTCAACAGCCTGCTGTAGTGCAGGGGAAATGATACGTGAGCGCTCTGATTGACGTGTCATGTCTTCAGCAGACCACTGACCACGCCATAGGCGGTAGTATTCATCGAACTTCTGAGAGTAGTTGGCCTCAAAGTTGTCACGCCAACCTGTGCATTTGTTGTCTACCCAGTCTTCTAGGCGTTCTAATCGGAAACCTTCTTCTTCTAACATAGTTTAATACCCTGAGTAGTAGTCAGTGAGTTCATATTCTTCTTCCTCGTAGTCGATTGCGTAGGCTACCTGAGCCAATTGGTCAATGTAAGCCAACGAATCAATTAAATCATCGTGGACAAGTTTGTTAGGGAACTGGAATAGCTCATCTAGGAACTCTGTATTCCATTCTCCCTTGTTAAGTGTTATCTTACCGTGTTCAAAGCGCCCTTGTAGCGCCCATACAATACGGTCAATCTTACGTTTGTTACCGTGTGTCAACTCCTCAACCCTAAAGAAGCGTTGATTAGCTTTCATAATATCATTTAGGTAAGGGTAGACAGCATTCTTCAATGCACCTTTCTCAATACCTACGGCTACTGGTTGGTAGTCTCGGACTGCGTCGAAGATTTTACGTGCTGTCTTCTCAACTCCCCAACGACCATGGATGATGTCAGCGACCCACCATCCTTCCGTACCCGCTTTAACCACCGCAATTGACGTTTGGTCAAGTCGGTTAGTTTTAGTTGTCGCTGATTGAACGTCCGCAAAGCCTGCCAAATCCACTGCTATATAAAATTGACCTTCGTCGGGTTCCTCTTCGGAGAACTGTATATGTTCTTCCTTAAAGAGTTCACCACCTGCCGCCTCGAAGGATGCCATGAACTCCTGTCGGAATGAGAAGGCAGACATGGACTTCTTAGCCGCATTAATCTCCTCCTCGTCCAACAGGGGGTTATCGTATGATGTAAAGTGCCAACCTTTCCACTGTTCGTCCTCTGAGATACTAGCGTACTGGAAGAGGTCGTAGAAGTGGTTACGTCCCATGGGTGTACCAATAAACATGGCATCACCCTTCTGGTCAGCTAGGGCAGGTCGTAGGATTTGCTCCCAGACCTCCGGCTTCATATCGGCGTACTCATCCATACAGAGGAAGCTAAGGGAGACACCACGCATAGTCTCTGGTCTGTCAGCACCCTTGAGGGCGATGGTTGCACCGTTGACTAGCTTTATTTGTAGGTTGTTGATATGGCTTGACGCTATGACAGGATGACCCACCTCTAGCAGTGTCTGCCACATAATGTCCCTGGCCTGACCCTGTGTGGGTGCGACATAAAAGACATGACCTCTTTTACACTGTAACCCCTCAATGATTAGCTTCCAAGCCGCTAGGCGTGACTTACCTGTTCGTCGTCCTGCCGCGATAACCTTGAAGCGTGAGCTATCCTCAAACACTTCCTGTTGCCACGGTAGAAGCTCTACCTTTAAGTCAGTCACTTAATAAGTCCACATTACTGGGACAGAGTTAGAATTAGTAACGCTCCGGTCGTCCACATGGATAAATGAACGAGCCACTCCAATACCGCCAAACCCAAGCAAGAGCGCCTGTTTAACAATCTCGTACTTTTCTGTTCCGCTAATAGCTTTGATGTCAACTGCAATACCTTGGGCATGAGTTCCTGCTTTCTCCTTATGTCTTTCGTTGCTGTGATTAGGGCTACGGAAGCCACTAGTAATCACAAAGGGAAAACCACAAGCTTCACGCAGAGCATCCAAACGCTCTAGGAACTCTGGACACATTTCATTTTGATTTGTTTCTTGACAGTTGAACTCGCTCAGGGCAAAGTACTTTGGATTATACATCGGTGAACTCTCCGTCAATGATATCTGACTCTTGGTCTGTATTCTCGGATATGACAGTAGTTTCACCGCCCACTCCGGTAATCGAGATGTTGATTCCACCTTTACTTCCTCCGGCTTTGTCCTTCTCAAAGTAACTGGCGGGTAAGACCCTATCCATTACTAGCTTCCATGCGGCGGCTTGGTTCTTATGGTCATCGTCCAAGGCGGCATCAAAGATAGACTCCAAGACCCTCTTAGACTTAGGTGACGTCAGCATCCGTGTCTTGTATTCGTTGATTATAGCGGCATCACCCTTTGGGCGACCCCTAGTGCCAACGGTTCCCCGCTTGCGTGAGACAATCTCAGACTTAGGTGGACGACCCCTACGCTTTTTAGTAGGTATAGCGTCGCCGCCGTCTTTTTTATTTGTAGACAAAAAACTCTCCTTTGGTTACCTAAGTATACTTAAGTATGCCTTAGACCTCGTTAGGTTGTTACTTAGTTTATATTCTTTAGTCAGTAACAAAACAACAAACTAAATTAAACTAATCTATACTATAGTACTATTATACCATATTCTTAGGCAAAAGTCAAGCTTTATTTTAACTAATTTACCAATCAACATTAAAGTCTATTCTATTGTCTCCCTACGTACCCGCGATTGCCCAATAAAATCAATGACTTAGGTCGTCTTAAGTATACATGAGATACAAACCATTAATGTTACTTTTTGTAACCTTTTGTCTTCACTTTTGGCTCTTTTTTGTATCTAGGGGGTTACCACAAATATCACCAGCACACACGCGCCCCCCCGCCCCCTCTTAAGTTATCCACAGGTAATCCACAGGGGCAAAGTTATCCACAGGTAGACAAAAGTTATCCACAGGGAGCAAGAGTGAGTGTCCTACAGGATACCTATAGACACTACAAGTTATACCGGTGACTATCCTTCAAGGGTTGGTCACTCTAATGTTTGACCTATGTCTCGAAGTGTGCTACTCGCACGTGCGCGCATAATAGAAAGTAGCAGTAGAATAGTTGGCACGGATATTGCTAGGGAAAATAAATTAAAAATAGTTGCGAAAGTTGTTGACATACTCTGTCAGTTCTATAAAATGTCAGCATCAACAGAGGGAAAGGCCTTCTGTATATAACGCACCACAATGGTGCAGGAGATATCAACATGACCAAGACAAAGATTTTACACAGCCTCGCGGAACAGATGAGCACAAAGTACAAGCTCCGCGCCCACTACTTAAACAAGGGCGACGAGGCACGGGCAGACGACGCACACAGCGCGGCGTGGGCTATCTACTGGTGCGGTCGTGAACTACTAGGCGACGGCTACGAAGGCAAACTGGACGAGATGCGTACTTCCGCCCGTCAAAGCGGAGAGCGATTCGCGGATATGTTGGAGGATATGGCCTAGCGAGGAGGTTGTTTTATCGGTGGCATTCGTATAGAGTGCCATCTATTAAACCAATCACAGCAACTATTGAAGGTGACAAAATGGATAGCATAATAAGCGGTTTACTGGTAGCAATGATTTTGGCAATGGGCGCGGGCGTCGTGCTTATTAGAATAGGGGCAATGGTATAATGACACAAGCTAAACCTAGATTCTCAAAGCCTAGTAAGATGCCTTGCCGCTCTTGGTCTTTACAAGCTCTGGACACCTGTCCGGCCAGTAAGAAGCCAGACGGCGAACTAGTGGACGCTTGTAAGGGTTGCTATGCGACGACTGGATTCTATGCAATGGGCAGTGTTAAAGCACCGCGAGAGCATAACCGCGAGGACTGGAAACACAGCGATTGGGTGGACGTGATGGCGGCAGAACTGGACAATGACCGCTATTTCCGGTGGTTCGACTCTGGCGACCTGTACAGCCTAGCACTAGCAGAGAAGGTGCTAGAGGTTATGCGTCGCACTCCGTGGTGCAATCACTGGTTACCCACTAGAATGCACAAATTCGAGAAGTTTCGCCCCGTGCTGGCAGAGATGGAAAAGCTACCGAACGTGGTAGTTCGCCTGTCCAGTGACAGCGTAACAGGTGAGACAGTACAGGGAGCGGCTACTAGCTCGACTATTATCCCTACTGTGTCGCATAGTCTGCCTAGTATGTCAGTCTGTGAAGCATACGACCGTGGCGGCAAATGCGCAACCTGTCGTCTGTGTTGGTCGAAAGATGTAGCGGTCGTGGCGTATCCTGCCCACGGAAAAAAGATGATAAAACATATTGACAGCATAGCGGCAATTAATCTATAATCCGCGTACTGTAAACAAAAAACGCCAAAGGAGGCGACAAGATGAGCAAGCTACAACCCGTGGGACTATTTCACACGCCCGAAAGTGTGGACGAATTGCAGGACTATCTAGCACAGTTTACAGGCGCGGACGCAATTCTCGCCAATACTGCCGCCTTTATGGCGTGGAACCTGTGCGCCAAACTAACCAACACCACAGATGAGGAGTCAGAGACAGATGCCACAGTTTAAACAGTACCAACAAGGCGACGATAAGCCCACGTTTAAAGAGCTACAGAATTTTGTGGGCGGCTACGTCGAATATATCTACCTGTCAAACGGTGATATGCTAGCGATTAATGAGGAGGGTTCCTACATAGGCTTTAAGGAGAACACGGAGGCCACAAAAATATGGCACGACGACCTGCGGACGCAATACGGCGACCGCGGTGACTTTTACCTACTACAGGGCAATGTAGCCCATTTTATCGGAGGCTACGCAGATGAGTAGATGCAAGCGATTATTGCAACTGGTAGTGTTATTCGCGGGCGGATTTGTCGCAGGTAGTTTGATAATGGCAGTTTTTATGCTAGGCTATAGAGCCATAATAGGAGGTGCATAGGATGACGTACGAGGAATTTAAAAAACAGCACGACAAGCTACTCACAGAGCTTATATTTTCAGAGTCTAGTAACCAAGCCGAAAGGGTCGAGAGGGTCGAGAGGCTACGCGCTGACAACCCCAAGTATTGGGACGTGCTGTGGGGTGATTTATGATTAGGTGCAGGGTAGCAGAGGACGAACTAGCGCACGACCACGAGCAGGTCGAGATAACAGCGGAAGATGAGCGAGAGGCGGCGCGGGAGGATATAGAATTATTGGCGTTAGATATAAACGAGGCAATCTTTCAGCTATTACGTAATAAAAACTGGCAACCGGACAGCGACGACATAGAGAGTGCAGAAACCCTCTATAATTGCCTTAGATGGCACATGACACCGGCACAGAGGGAGGCGGTATGATTACAGATAACACGACAGAGAACGACCTACTAGCGGAGACAATCGACGAGCTAGGGCAGAGCCTAACGGAACTACAGCAGGTGATTGCAGATATTAAACAGCAGGTAAACTACAGAGGAGAAGATTAAAATGGCGGTGATAATGAATATTGAAGATAAAATTCTGGACTGGCACAAGGCGCGCAATCTAATTGACGGTAGCACAGATATTGCACAGTTTAGCAAGCTAGTTGAGGAGGTGGAGGAGCTTAGGCTGTCCCTAGATGGCGATTTAACGCCGATTGATGATATAGGGGATATATTGGTAGTGCTTATCAATATCGCCCACAGGAACGAACTGACGCTGTTTGAGTGTATGTATCACGCCTATAACGATATAAAGTATCGCACAGGGCGTATGGTAGATGGGGTGTTTGTGAAGGATTTAATCGACGACAGCGGGAGGATTCAAAATGCAGTTTAATATCGCAGGTATGTTTTTAAACGTGGAGCCTCGGTTCGGCATTGGGTTGGACATAGAGAGTGTAGAGAGTCGACCAGTGTGGACAGTAAAGGACGGAGAGTTAAGCACGATGGCTTTCGACGGATTGGTATTGCTCTTGCCCTTCTTTATTGTTACACTAGGGAACGTATGGACGGAGCTAGACGAATGATTATGTGGGCTTTAGTAGGCGTGGGTGTTCTAATAGGTGTATACTGCGCACGGAGGAATAAAAATTGATTATTGAGACATTATTTTATCTAGGTTTAATTCTGTGCCTCTGTTGGGGCATCAAAGAAACTATGGAGAATTGGGACGATGAGCAAGATTAAAGAGCAGTTGATAGGATACGAGCAGAGCGACTGGTTAGAACACGACGACCACGTCAGGATAACCGAGGTTGAAGAATACCTGATGTACGCTATGAGCGTTTCCGAGATGCAACAGATAGCGCGACAGCATATCAGACACGACCTGTACACCACCTCTAAGGAGGAGTTCGACAAAATACATTACGACACTATAGGGATGCACAACAAATGAGCAGATGCAAAGCGTGTGACGCTATTATGACGGAAGCAGAGTTAAAGAGAACTGATTATAATACAGACAAGCCGTTAGACCTGTGTTATAATTGTATGAGTATTTCAACTAACGCGGCATTAGCATTCGAGAACGGAGGACTATTAGACGCAGACGGAGAAGAAAGTTTAGATTTAGAGTCATTAGGGTTTGACATCAGTAACAATTAATGCTATAATATACTTATGTTATGTTCTTTTATAATAAACTAAAAGCAACTAACTAAGGTATACTTAAGTAGTAACAATTTAATTTAATCAAAAGGTAAATAGATATGACAGCACAAGTATTGGAAGGCACAGTAGCATTCGAGAATCTCACCGAGCACGAGATGTACAACGGACAGTCCACCGGTAAGTTCTCACTGGTATTGTCTCTGGACGACGACAAGGCCGCAGAGCTAGACTCAGCAGGCGTTAAACTCCGCGAGTACGAAGGTGTCAAACAACGAAAGTTTGCGAGCAAGTTCGAGGTTGGTGTCCTAAACGCCGACGGCTCACCATTCGCAGGTCGAGTACCGCGAGGTTCCAAGGTACGTATCCTCTGGCAGGAAGGCGCACCACACCCAGTACATGGTACTAGCACATACCTCAACAAGGTCAAAGTATTAGAGGTAGCGGAACAGACTGACTCGAACGAGGACTTTTAATGACAGAGAAGTCTACCTTCTTGAAGCACGAGTCATGCCCTAAGTGTGGCTCTGCTAACAATCTAGCAAGGTACTCCGACGGTCACGCTCACTGCTTCAGCAACGGGTGTGGCTACTACGAGAGAGGCAACGGAACTGCCTCAGACTTTGCACCACGTACACCAACAAGGGCATTTGAGATGACAGGAGTAATAGCGGCAATCCCTGACAGGCGAATCTCACAGGGCATAGCGCAGAAGTTTGGCGTTACTGTAGAGTTCTCACCGGAAGGACAAATTGTCAAACATCACTACCCGTACTATGATAAGGATAGCAACAAGCCGACAGGGACGAAGGTTAGACAGGTAGAGACCAAGGGATTCTACGCGACAGGGAACTTCGATAACGTGGGCTTGTTCGGTCAGCAAGCATTCAGGGAAGGCGGTAAGTACATTACCATCACCGAGGGAGAGGCAGACGCACTAGCAGTCAGTGAGATGTTCGACGGCAAGTGGCCTGTAGTGTCTATCCGCTCAGGTGCGGCAGGAGCCAGTAAGGACATCAAGGCCAACTTGGAATGGCTAGAGTCGTTCGACAACGTAGTGATATGTTTCGACAATGACAAGGCAGGACAGGAGGCGGCACAGTCAGTGCTTAACTTGTTCACACCTAACAAGGCTAAGAACGTAGTACTGCCCTTGAAGGACGCAGGGGATATGCTCAAGGCTAAGAAGATACAGGAGTTCACTAGGGCATGGTGGGACGCTAAGGTCTACAGACCGGATGGTATTGTCTCAGGCTTGGACACATGGGACTTGCTACAGGAACAGAAGGACATCAAGTCGATACCTTATCCGTGGGAATGTTTGAATGAGTTCACACACGGATTCAGACCACGGGAACTGGTCACGATAACGTCAGGGTCGGGCATGGGTAAGTCTCAGATTATGCGAGAGCTAGAGCATTACCTCATAAAGAACACCGAGGACAATATCGGTATCTTGGCATTAGAGGAGGACGTACCTAAGACTACGCTAGGCATTATGTCTATCGAGGCCAACAAGCAGTTACATCTGCCGGACGTTAGGAACTCTCTGGTAGAGGGTGAGGAACGTGGTTACTGGGAGAAGACATTC